TAGCAAAAAGATCCAAGTAGCTCCTCAAGAGACAGAGATCTCTTCTTATGTCAAAGGCGTTGACAATAAGATTGATGAGTCTGTCTTTGATATGAAGTTTTAATTATACGTAAATCGGGTCTCCTCTAGGGTCGAGCCACTCAGATTCATCTCTGATTAGCTCGGCCTTATCATTTTTACGGAGGATGGAAATAAGATTTCTATTTGCGTCTTCTACGTAGAGATCATTTTGATTTCTTCTGTTAATGATAATGACTTTCGAGCCCTCTGGCACATCAGAGGGCAGAACTAACGTGGAATCACTTTGCAAGGAAACTAAAATAATTGAATTAAGATAGCTGGGTAAAAGCGTAGTTTTAACTTCTACTCTTTTTACAAAACCTCCACTGCCATTTATGGTTACTCCATTATAAATAAATTCTGTGCCAATAATAGCAGACTCCGCTCCTATTTGCGTCCAATTAACATTACTTCCTAAAACTCTAATTTGATATTTTCTTCCTCTAATTAAAGAAGCTTGTTTGTGAATATCTATTAGATTATTTTCTCCTCTACCGCCATCTAATGATAAAGTATTTGGTTTTGTTATTACGGGCTCACCTGGTTCAACTTCCAAATATCCGCTTACAACATTAGACATCTCTCCTTCGCCAAAATCATCCCAAGGTCTAAATTTAAAATAATACCAAATACCAGTTTCAAGCCCCGCTCCCAAAGCTATAGTATTAGAATAAGCCCTTGTCTTTTCAAGAGGCATATACATGAACATATTAGATAGAGCTTCAGAAGTGTCTGGTTGGAAATTTGGGGAGCTTCCAGTAAAAATATCAACGCCATACACATCTTTATTTGATGTTACAGCATAACAATTAAATATAATCTCGCCCTTTGATACATTTTCTGTTAAAGTTGTGAAGGCGATTCCAGAAAAACCAGTGGTATTTGGAGCGGTAATTTCACTTAAATTTGCAATTCCTAACGGATTGTTTTTTGTCCTAGGTAGGACTCTTGGTTCGTTATTGCCTCCTATAACATTTTTTTCATAGTGGTCTTTAGCCCATACAGCAAGTGGAGTGCTTTTATTTATATATGTATTGTAATGAGTTATTAAGTCATCATAAGCATAAGCGTATGCTTCATAATCTGGCTCTCCCGTTCCTCTGAAATTTATTCCAACTCCTTTTCTTGTGGCTGTTGCTGCTATACCAGTTCCGTTGTAGCCTGTTGCGCTTAGAAAAGCTCCAGAAATATCTTGAAAATAAATCTCTCTTGTTTCATCTTCGCTTCTTAACAAATAATTTGCTCCACCAGTCCAATTCCTTAAGCCAGATCCTGAGATTATTCCTGTGGTTGTATTGTTCTGTGGGTTCCAAAGCGCTATTCCAGTAAATGTACTGTGTCCATAATATCCAGAAAGTATGTAGTAAGGAGAGTTCTGATAAGAATCAATTACTTCAATATTTGTATATTGTGGTAAAATATTATAAGCGTATAAAGTCCCAGTTTTTGTTTGATTTGTATTGTCTGTTACGGTTAATCTGAGCCCCAAATATCTAGAAGCCTCGACATCTCTTGGATTGTCTTTTTCTCTACTAAAAAGCTTTGCGTTTTGTTTTTGAGTAATAGTATAAGAAAACCCTTGGTATTCTTTTATTTCGTCAACTATATTGCCAGCTTGATCTAAAACATGAAGGGTTATCTTTGGAGGTAAATCTACAAATGGATTTTCAAGCATTTGCTCTACTGTACCAATTACTCCTCCAGTTGGGTCAATATACTTCCAGCGGAATGTTACGTCTGAAGATGTAAAATTACCAGCGCCCAATCCAGAATGAGTAGCTTCATAAGTCAAACGATAGTATACGCTATCTACATCTGCTGTATCAATAGTTAATCCGCTTGGTATTGTAGAGGTTAATGTCGCTCCTCCAATTGATAACGTCGGAGTTGGCAAAAGCACCACTCCTGTTGATGCTGGATCGGTTGAAAGCAATTTGTACTGAACTCCTTGCGAATAAACATCTATATCGTAAGCTCCGTATATTCCATTAATTGGAATAGTTAAAGTTGTTGTTCCAGATGGAACTAAATAAGATTCGGTAATAGAATCATATTCGTTTGCCGTAGAGTAATCTGGCCTGCTTACATACACCTTGTATCCAGTAATTGGACTTACGCTGGCATTCCAAGTAAAATATAAGCCTGTTTCTTGATATACGCCAGTAGAAGTTATGGCGCTTGGCTTTTCTGGTTTAATTACAACATCATACGGACCCCTGACATAATAACTTGGGGATGTATCGATAATATCTTTTTCTATAAATTTTTCCTTATCTGCAATGTATTCAATTCCAACTACTCCATACTGATTAGCTTCTTCTTCTTTTATAGCAATAGTTTTGTATAGTTTTGGTTCGACGCCAGAACCGCTTAAGACATAAAGAGAACCTTCTTTGATCAAGTCAAGATTCCTTGGATTTGTGTCAACTGATAAATTATAAAAGCCTCTTGGATATCCCGTTCCATAAATAAGGCCGCTATAACCAATTCCATTTGATTCTGCTAATGTTCTTAAATCTGTTTGGCCCAGAGCGCCCTCTCCAACATAAATGTCCAATCCTAAAGACTTAAAGGCGTTAGAGACATGAGTAGAAGTCAAAGAAGTGTCTAGATAAATTTTTTCTGTGCCGTAAAAATTTTTTGGTAATCCGACCGTATAAAAACCTAGATTATTTCCCAAGCTCCATTTCGATTTTGATGCGCTTCCCGCGTCATAATCTTCTGCGAATGTGTTACTAGAAGTATGCGCTTTTGTGCATATATATGGAACTGAACTTACCTTTACTATATCTCCTACAGAATAACCAACGCCCTTTACCCATTCTAAATGGCTAGATTCATTTCTGTTTCCAAAATCAGCTTGAACAAAAGTGTAGTATGGTCTTAATCTAGAAAAAGCTAAAAGGTCTCTATAAGTAAATAATATGTTACCGTATTCTCCAATAGTTTTGGACGCTCTTTCTAAAACCCTATACCCGCCTTTGATTAATACGCAGGCATAGCCATAATTAGCTGTTGCAGAACTAGTATTATCTTTGCCAATTTTAAATATTTCTGTGGCAGCAAAAGAGGCCCAAGTTGAATTTGGCACGAATTGATTGCTTACCTGTGTTCCTCTTGTGAACACAATAACCGCATCTCCATTGCTTGCGTTCGTATATATGGAATTACCAAATATTGCATTTAAATCAGATATTGCTCCAGATTCAGTCACCGTCCCAGCGGCATTTATTCTCGCCGCGTAAGTTTGGCTTGTTCCTATAGATAAAGCCGTTGAACCATTAATATTAAAAACTGAATTTGAAGAAATTGAATAAGCGATATTGCCAGTCCAATTCGTTTCACTTCCAATCACTTGTCCAGTTCCAGCAGTTCCGAGAAAATCGATATCTATTTCAAAATCAGAAAGAACTCCAGAAACATCAGAGAAGCTTAAAGAATCCCATCTTGGATTACCTCCAGCAACGACATGATTTGGGAAATCATACACAGATCCAGTCAAAAGTGTTTGACCAGTATAATTTGCGCCAGAAATTCTTCCCTCTATAGGATATACGTCAGTTACGACATTCTGAAGGCAAAAATCTCCCGTTAACGTCAATGTTGCTCCATATGGATCATCACTTACCGTATGTATGTTAAATTTTCTTGTTTGTGTCTGTCTTCTTGATCTAATTTGAGCGAGAGTTCCAGTAAAATCTCCATCACTGCCAGTAAGAGCGTTTAAATCTGAAACAGCAAAATTTCCAGATGGAATGTGAATGTATACGCCCGAATCTAGACCATAAGGATCTTGCGCTGTTGGAGCCTTAAATTCTCCATCAATCTTGATTGAATTTGAAGACTGGTCAACTGCTAATATTCTTCCGAAAGTTCTGCCAACATTTCTGACTTCATCGCTAACGCCAAAAATATCTCCTGGTTGCAGATATGCGGCCTCGATTCCTGCTGTAAAACTTACATTGTCAGCTTCAAATATTGAACTATATAATATGTATCGACCAATTCTTTTTGCTTCTGATCTTGAAGTGCAGCCAGCGGCATTAACTTTAAATGGATTTAATCCATATTTTCTTATGCCATCGACATCCTCCACAAACTCCATTTTTGTTTTGTAGTCATCATATCTATCGTTGTATACAACTTCAACTGCGGTATATCGTTTGTTTCTTGCCGTTTCAGTATATTGAAAAGTCCCATCTTTAATATTCGCATTTGCGAAATACATGATAGGATCTTTTGGCCTATCAGCAAAAAAAGAAAACCCTTCTGTATTCCAATAGACTATGCCCTTAAAGATAGCAGCTACGTCTTTTAATATATTGTAAGCTTCGTCTTTATTATAAAAAATTATGTTGCACGTATATCTTGGTTCAAGTCCGCCTTTGCCATCTGGAACTCCTTTAAATCTACCATCGTCATCTACTGCATCACAATAACGCCCAATATCATATAAGCTCCATTTGTCAACAGATCCTAAATCTATAAAATTTCCAAGACCATAATTAAAATCTGTAATTATGTCATACAAAATCCAAGCAGGGTTGTCAGTCCAAGCCATTTTGAACGTTCCGTCCCAATCTCCGTAATAAACCTTATTACTATCGTAAAAATTAGTGTCACAGAATTGCTGAAGCTTAATGTCTGAATCATGCCCAAGATTAAATTTGGCACCTCCAGTTTCTATTGCCAACTCTCTTAAAGTTCTTGTTCCAGAAAAATCTGGATCTGTATTTAAATAGTATATCTGAATTCCATTTTCAGCAGCTTGGTTTAGTAACAAGTTATATGTTGTCGGCTGCATTACTTCTGGCGCAGAACCAGAAAAATAAATTATTTTTCTTACGGTATTTTTCCAAATGGATTGCAGTAAAGACGCTTCTGAAGCTTTGCCAACTTCATCAGTAATTGAAAATTGACTCTTTCTAAGGAAGAAATTTGTGATTATTGTTTCATCTGGATTCGTTGCTGGGCTTAATTGCGTTGCTCCAAGTGCGGAATCTAATAATTTATAAAGATTTGTTTGATTAGCTCCAGTCGAATCTGGAGTTTCTACCTCTTTAAAGAAGTAAGAATCATAATAGGTGAATCCATTTATAGTATCACCTGTCTTTTCATTAATTATTGTATTAATCCCAGATGCAGCCGTTTGCCAAATTGAGAATCTTACATTTGTATATCCAGCAATTAATTTTGTTAAAAATGACTGCAAATTTCTTCTTAAAAGAGCGCGAGTTGCAGAATTCATGTTCTGATCCACAACAAATATGGCATCTAAAGTCGTTGGATTTGCTGGATAGTCTGGATTAGAAAATACATATCGCCTATCTAATCCGTCTCCTCCAATTGGAAAATAATTGGAAGGGACTTTAATTTTTTTCATTTTGACATCAAACTCTTTTGCTGGAACTTGAGAAAAACTTCTTGAGTCAAATTTCAATCCAACGTGCGCTGTTAATGGATATGAAAAGTTCCTATCTATAATTTCATAGATAGAGTCAACTGAAACATCTTTTTTTATCAAAGGCGAAACTGTTTCCGCAGAGATTTTTTCTATAGTTACATACCTATCTTTTCCATTTACTGATTCCGGCAAAACTATTTCGTTGGACGATATTTGTAGATACTGATCTACTACATCGCCATCTTCTCCACCATTTCCGCCTTCATTTGGTCCTCCGTTTGTATTACTCATTTATATATTATATATGTTAAGCTGTTATTGTAAAGGTTCTAACATTATATGAGTATAAGTTTGTTGGATCTGTACCTGTTCCAGAAGCAGTTAGCCTTACCGCTGGATTATCTGGAGAAGATGCGTCAATATATATGTAATGAGTTCCTAAGCTTAAACTTTGCATAATCGAGGCTGGGACATTAAAAGAAAATTGCCCATTGCTTTGAATTTCAGAACCTGGGCATTGAATGAACTTAGCCTCTGGCAAATAAAATGGAGATCCTTGGCGATTTACGTCTATCCATGCAAAAATGCCTATTGCTTTTTTTTCTACAACTGTTGCTCCATTTGTCTCTGCATAGCTGGCTCTTCCTGATAAGGTCATAGTGGAACTTCTTGAATACGAAGCATTAATAGCATCAAATACACTGTAAGTTCCACTATCACCAATCGCTGTAGAGCTAATAATATTTTTCTGAAAAGCTTGCGGAAAATAGTCTTTTTTCTCTCTTTTTCTCAAATTATAAATAATCGCCAAAATATCAGAATAATTTCTGGGCTTTATGCTCGATGCTAGAATTTCTTCTATTGTTTTTTGATTTTGCATTTTACGACGAAACAGATGGTGTTACTG